GACAATGTAGCTCACGCCCTTCCCTTGGTGTGCGCTAGTCCAAGGGGTAAAAGTGTTGGTCAATAGAGAGCTAGATGCTTGAGTGGCTGTGCCTAGCTTTTTCTCAATCATGCAAATCGTTTCAGAATCTTTCGGCCCGAACGTGCCGCTTGTGACTGCATTGTTTGAAATTTGAGAATTGCTGATTATTTCGCTATCAAAATGAATGTCAGTAATTGATTCACATTCATGGCCTGTAAGAGCGATGCCGTGATATAGGTCACGATTCTCTGTGCCAGAAACCCCAACAAAGAATATAGGCCCAGAAACTAAAGCCTCCCCGTAGATTATCTTCTGAGGTTCTATAGTCCCTCTAACTGTTGACTGTCTACTTTTATCAGTATCAGCTTGAGGCATTGAGAGGTCAGGCAGCAAAGATCTTGCAGCGTATACGCCAGCGACTACTACAGCAGCGCCTATGGCGGCAGCAGCTACAGTGCCAAGAATGGTGTTTGCGATGGCTACAGTTACAAAATCACCAATCGCGACTAGTATGGGTACTACTGGCGGCACTTTATACGCTCCATCCGTGAATTAGGTAACGGTCAGGGATTTGCTTCATTCCTTTCGTGGTCAGGCAAACAACTGAGCTTTGATATTTTACACCGCAGACCTGCCCTATTACCGGAAGGTCAACAACGCATGGGTCGCCATCTTTTAACTCATTAGAAGGCTCACCCAAAACAGTACCGACTAGATCAACCAGCGCACCCTCACTGCTTATCAACTCATTTGCTTTTTCTTCTGAGTCATAAGTGAACTGCGAGATATAGTCTTTGCCGGTCATTTCTTTAACTATGAACGCTGCGAACTGGCAGCAGTCAGCATCACCATATTCAAACTGTCGCCGCTTCCACGCGTTTAATGCCATTTGAACACTTGGCATTACTATCGACTTCCGGGGTTAACGTCGATCAGGTCTATGTTTGGTACGCCGGGAGCGCCAGCAACAGCGTCTGAGTTCGGGTCCCCCCAGCGTATCTTCGCATCCTCAATATCAGCCATGAACTCAAACAGTAGGTCGCCTGAGTGGTCGTTCTGCTGCTGAGAGTGGGTGTATTTTTTATTGCTAGACTTGTCGAATCGGGCTAACTCACTTTCAGCGGTTAACTGAATGGAATCACCGTTGTCTTGACCGATGGTTAAATCCATCTGGTCCATAACACCTTCCCAAACAATTGTTGGGTCAGCGATTAGGTCATCATCGGCATCAAGCGCACCAAGGTACAATGTCACTGGGTGCATATAGTAATCTTCGTTCAGAGCAGCGCCAGAGACTGTCGCATCTAAACCTGAGAGGGTGAGGGTGATCTTATAAGGGCTTACGTCTGCGCCTTCTTCTATCTGGCTGATCTCGCCAAAGTCGCCAGTGCCTAGCCAGTCCTGCCCACCCCATGTATATGTACCAATAGAGTTGTGAACGTAGATTGTCCCGCTTGGGAATTCTAGTTTTGCAAAAGTAACTAGAACAACGTGACCGGCACTTAATGCGGTGGCAACCGCTGTAGGGAAACCACGGCTCACGCTAGAACGTCCTCGACGGCTTCTATGTTAAAGCTGCTATGAATGTCTATTGTGGTATTCCAAGATGCTGGGCCAGCAAGCATAAATACGCCCTGAACCGGCGCAGTGTAATCAACTATCGTATCGTCAGGCGGTGACTTTCTAATGGGTGGCGCTATAGCGATAGAAACGTTGCCTGATCCATCAGAGTTAGTGTCTGCCACAACCATGTGCAATTCGTTGTTAAAAGAAACGTAATCGCCTTCACGAAGGTAGTTGTTAACGTTCGCAGTGGCTCCGTCACAGACTAAAGTTGTACCTGACTGACTAGCCCCATTGACAACTAAATTGCCGCCACCGGCCCCTCTGAGCGTGTGGGAGTGGTCTTGCAGGGTAAACCTGTGTTGCTGCCCGTTTAGCTTAACCAGAAACGCTTGCATTACCTTTCGGTCATCGCCAGATAGGTTATTAAACTGCAATGATGCTTTCCACAGCGAACCCTTGCGCGAGGCTGTCTGCACTGCGTTAGTCAAAGGTGAGCGATAAGTCCGCGTATTGCTTACCAACTCAAACGTATTAGTTGCTGGTGTAATGTTTGGAAATGCGAATGTAGCCATTAAGCGAACCTTCTTCGACGCATCAGGTCTTGTATGGTTATTATAGTCTGCTGAGAGGTTTGCGCCATTGCTGATTTGATTTTCTGATCGACATCAGCGCCCGAACCTCTAGCGTCTACGTTATTAACGACAGTAATACCGCCGCCCATTGATTTATTAGGAATGATTGACCCTGACTGATTAGGCACGAACATCTCAGGCCCACGCTCTCCGACCATGTAGGGGCTACCAGATTGCACCGGCCCACCAATAGCTGCGTAACCTCGCACATTAGACCCATTGCCCATAGGTGCACCAAGAGGCCCCTTGGTAGCGCCTTTAAGACTAAATAATGCGCTTGCAATACCGCCAGTCAACCTATCTATGATGAAGAACTGAATAAGCTGCTTGATCATATTGGCAATCATTGCCTTGAAAGCATCTTTGAGGTTGCCAGTACCCATTACAGCATTGGTTAAAGCGTCAGAAAAAGAAGCGAGGGTTTCAGTTGTGAATGCTTCCATCTTTGTTCTGACATCTTCATTGGTAGCGTTAAACTTTTTGAGTGCTTCTTGTGCGCCGCCCCACGCCTGTGTGATTGCGCTTATTCCTTCGACAGTCTTTCCTGTACCATCCTCGCCGGTCCCAAGTTCTATCGGCACACTTAACGAGCCTATCGCGTCTTTCAATATCTCTTGTATGCCAAAGCCAAACTCATCAACGTCGATCAACTCAACCAAATTAGAATCTAATGAAAGACCGGCATCTTCTGCTGTTTGTTTTAACTGGGCAAGTTCAGACCTCAGCTCTTTTAATTTCCCAGAGCGGTTTCTAGCCATCTGCCCTGTGGCCTTCTCTACGTTAGCGATTGCCGCTTCAATTTTCTGCTGCTCGCCAATAATGCCCAAGCCAAAAATTCGCATAAATTCAATACGAGCTGCATTTATTTTATTTAATGCTGAAATAAAACCATTAGCCATTTGTGCCGCGCCGCGAATTATATCCAGCAAAGTCCCCAGCACGTTCTTAGCTAAAGACCTAGCAAATTCCCTAAACCCGCCTTTTGAGGCAGCAACCTCTTTCATCATTTCGGTGATTTTTTCAGTAAACCCACCAATTGCTGGAGCAAGGGCTGCTGTGACTTGAGCAACTAGGCCAGACATTACAGCACCAAGTCGTGTCATTTCGTCTTTAGTATCTTCTACACCTTTAGCCGCGTCAGTAGACATAACCGCGCCAAGCAACTCAGCTTCGTCAAACATCGCACGAAGGCCAGCAGCCCCAGCATCCAGAGTCTGTAGCAACGCCACGCCCTCTGAATCGAATAGCTTCATAGCTAAAACGACCTTTCTTGCCGGATCTTCTTGCGCTGCAAATGCCTCAGCTAACTTTATCATCCGCTCGTCTAGGTCTAGTTGCAGCAGGTTGTTAGCATTCAAGCCTAGTTCACGAATGGCATCTTTCGCTTCGCCAGTGCCCCGCGCAGCCTCAGCAGTTCTACGGGTAAACCGCTGCATTGCCATATTGAGGGTTTCAGTGGATACACCACTAATTTCAGCCGCAAAGTGTAAGCGGCTTAGTGCTTCGGTAGTTGTGCCGATTCTGGTGGCAGTCTTTGCTAGTGCGTCTGTAGCGTCGAGAGAGCGCTTTATTAGCAAGCCGATACCAGCGGCACCAGCTACACCAACAAAGGCTGTCTTGAGGTTTAGAGCGGCCCCTGCGACGACTTTAAGACCCTTTGTTATCCCACCGAAAGCCTTTTTGGTTTTATCCAAGGCCTTTATGGTTATCAACACGTCTTTATTAGCCATCGTCTTTCTCGCTCATTATTTTGTAGTAAGCGAGCCACTCGTTGAATTCGCTCAACGGCATTTGCTCTGCCTCACCGATGCTCATGTGCAGCCGATCAGCCAAGGCAATTAGATTGAACCTCAACTGATCGGACGTTAGTTTTTTTCCTGTTCCTCGACTGATTCAATCTGGGCAAACATCTGCTCTGCGATGCTGGAAATAACGCCGGTTTCTTCACCCATCAAATCAACGCGATCTTCTGCCGCAGTGAACAGCCTACTCCCACCCTCATCGCTTGCCTTCATTACAATAAGGTCAATCATTGCAGCAATGGTGGTGTTCTCCATAAACTTAGGGTGCTTTTTCTGCAACTCGTTTATGTCATAGCAAGTAATTGGGAAACAATACATAGCAAAGGGCTGTCCATCAGGATCAGCCCATGCTTGTACTTCTATCTTGCGCGCTTCTAAGTTTCTTCGATTTCTTAATTCTTTAGCCAGTCCCATAATGGGTTCCTTATGCTGTTGCTTCGGTTACTGCTCCCGATACTTGTAATGAGAAGCTGCCCTCAACCATGCCATCAAAAGATGCGGTCAAAGATTTGCTAGTTAATACGCCAGCGCCAGAATAATACTTCTCGCCAGTACCTGTACCTGTAGGGTATAGCTCAAAGATCAAATCTGCTGCTGCGTCCATTACTAACTGAACTGCGTCTGCATCGTCCCAGTAAACATCCATGGACAGTGTTGCTGTCTTTAATGACCCTTTGTAAGTGCGCGAAGTATCGCCCATCACTGAATCTTCAATAGTGTCTGCCGTTTCATCTAATGTGAAACTGCGAACTTCACCCATTGCAGCGACAGAGCCGCCACTAACTGCTAATTTGACTACGCCGCTTGAGCCTTTAGTCGTTGCCATGCTGTCACCCCTTTAGGTTGTGCCTCTAGTGTATTGGTACTCACATCGTACCGTTAGAATTACCCCACCAATCGGGGCAATGCTTCCATCGTCGGTTTCTACGGTTATCAACTGGGTATCCAGTGCATAGCCACCACGCGATCTGTCAACGTCGAGCTTTTCTTCTACTGCCTCGACGATATTGTTTCTGGCTGAATCCAGCCCAGTGCCTTTGACGTAGCAGACTAGCTGATAGTCAATAACACCAAATCTTTGAGATATGCTGCCGCCAACGGTTGCGTCTTCTCTGTTTTCGTTTGTGGTTCTCACCAAGATTGCTGGATATTGCGCGTTGCTCAGTTTGTCGAATTCAAACGGCTCGCGGGTTACATACTTTATGGTCACTGGCGAGGTTATCGCCTGCAATGATGTAACTAGGTTTGCAGCAATGTTTTCTCTGACGCTCATTTATCCATCTCCTTGCGGAAATGAACGGCTAGTTCTTTTTCTTCTTTTGCGCTGAAGCCAAAGAATGGTCGAGTCTTAT